CGGCAGCTTCTTTCACTTCTCCTCCCTTCCTCCTAACTTTGGATTTAGAGACATTCGACATTTGCGGAACGGTAGGGGCGTTCAACTCAACGTTCTCCCACCATGCATAAACAGCAAAGTCGACATACTGCTGACCCACAGGTGCAGCAGTTCCAATATTCAGAGGACTGAAAACATCTAAGAACCAAGTACCCCAATCATAATAGCCTTCTTTAAGGGCATACCATTGAGTTGGAGCAACATAAGGCACTCTCATAACGACACTAGTTTTCCTACAATCTATTTCAATGTGAGGATGCTGTATCTTCTGCGTCAAGTGCTTGTTCTTAAACTTTCCATATTGTGGATTTACCGCAACAAAATTCGCATAACAAGGTAAATAGTGTAATAACAACTTCCCTTGATGGAACGGTGATGCGTTGATCTGAACCTTTATCATGAAATCACCACGAATAAGGTTAAACCCTTTGATCTTTTCTGCCCACATGGTAACAGAGGAAAGCAACGGAGCAATATCTCCCGTCGCTAATTGTTGATTTACTGTTTGAGCTGTGGTCCACTGACCATTAGATATCAGACTGGGTCTTTCTAAGAAGCTCTTAATATCAGAATACTTCTCGACGTACGTAGTAATACCTATAGTAGATCTACTCGACGTCCCCATCTCAACATTGGAATCCTCCACAAATGTAGTGGTCGCTTTTTCATCTACAGCAACCCTTGTCTCGAAATCAGTAACTTCCGAGCCATCCATTTGAGCAATTGTAACAGACTCTCTATTAAAATCTGAGTGCATGAGTCCAGCACACAAAAGTCCTCTTTTACGTAGAGAATACGAGCTCGTTTCTACAGGCGAGCCACGCCTAGATATAATATTGATGTTACTAACGAATTTTACTTGGAGGAGGATCGCCTTCCTTCACTCCAAGGGATTTTAACGTCAATCCAAGACGGCGAGGTTCAATTAATAACGCCTCGAAGCCCCCTCGCTCGTACTTAATAATAGGTCGATAGGCTTCGGCGGCTACTTCTGCTCTCATAATTTTGAGCAGTTTCGCATATGATGGTTGATCTTCTTGATCACATCCATTGACGAAGTCATTAAAAGAATACTTGTACTTAGAAATTTCCAAAGCAAACTTTCTGGCAGAGTCATAATCGGTATAGTTTGGATAAATACCATGCACCTGTTTACAGTGCAAAGCATACATCCTTACATAACTATCAAACTTCTCTTTACCATGTAACGACATCTCGACAAAGGCAGACTCAAGTTTTTCAACCTCTATTTCTGGACTAGTTTCCCCTTTTGACCAAAGAACTCTCTCTCTAATCGAATATTCACGGAGTGGAGCAATCCAGCGTCTTTCCCCTGGTTCCCAATGGAAGCCTCTTCCCAAGAAGCTACCATCAGTAAGCTTTCTAAAGTCTGGACATTCACCTCCAGTCTTAAGCTCATCTGTAATCTTGATATTGAGGTATCTTTCAGCAGCTTGCCTAATGGTGTTAAAATTCACACCAGGCAGGACATCTTTTTTAATAGAAGCTGTCAGATCATCACCAAGAACGATGGCTTGTAAAGCCTTATCAGCAGGGTTAGGAACATTAGCAGGTAACAACATGGGATCAATGCCCTGATGCACTAACCACGCTAGGATAGCACAAATATACAGATAACACCAGTTGATCAAGGAATTTAGAATGGCAGTAAGAAAATTACCAGACGTATTCCCTTGTTCCCAGAAGTAGAAAACCAATCTTCCATCCAGAGTCGTAACATGAAGACTATTAATAACATCTTCCAGTAATAACTCTCTTATGATAGAGTCCTGGCTCCCTTTATCATTATAATACATGTCACAAAGCATCAACACACATCTCATAATCAGCCTCAACTGATGTTTGTCAAACTTGCTATGATCTGCAAATATGACATCATGAGAATTTGACAATAAATGATGAGCAACGGCGTCCCAGTCTCGTGAGAGAGGATTAATACCGATTGCGATACCATTATTCACGCGATTTTCAAAAATCCAACCAGCAAATGAACCATAGTACTTCTTCATTAACAGGAG